TATTGGTTATAACAGGCGTTCCCTTAAGCGGGCCAAATGGAATCTGGAACGATCCGTTTTCATTGCAAAACCATACACTTACATTCTTGTTCACAATAGCCAAAGATGTGGCTCGCTCAATGGCTTGTCTAGCCCTTGTAATCATGGCCGTGATTAAGTCATCTTCGCTGCTCCCGCTTACCCTAATATAGGTTTTTGCTTCTGCTAGTGTGACCGGCTCAGTGATACCGCTCGCATCCTCATAGGTGAAATCGGTAATGTATGAATATGGCATTACTTTACTTTTTTAGGTTTGTGTTTGGTTTCCTTCTTTGGTACGTGCGCGGGTTCGGGCATAGATACGGCAAAACCTTTGCCGATAAGCACTTCTGAACGTAGTTCCCCTACTTCCAAGACTTCGCCTACTAATACCTTACGGCCTAGTCCAAGGTCTTTGTATTCTTTGATTATTTGAACTTTCATAATTGCTAAGTTACAACTATTTGACAAAAAAAGCAAAGCCCCTATTTTACAAGGGGCTTTGCTTTAAAACAACACACTATTTTATGCTACGTTTCCTAGGTCACCATACACGAAGTAGTTACTTCCGTAAATTGGGAACGCTACTCTTTCTTCGATACGAACGGTCACTTTATTCTCACGAACGTTAGTACCATCTTCAAAGAAGAACTGTAATTTAGCAGGCTCACGGAAAATAAGGTTTGCACCCATAACCCAATCACCTACAATGAACTTATCAACGGTAGATAACAAGATATTGTTTGATGGGGAAACATATACCATTCACTCTATTTTAGACATTGATACCAAGAAACAATATTTAAAGATTATCGCGTATGTTTAACGCTAAATTGGACGGATTGGATGGGCTTAATAAGCGCATATTATCCGATCAAAAAGTGGTGCAGGATGATATTTCGGACGAAATGAACGCATCGGTGTTAAACATGCAATTGGACGCAAAAAGGATGGCCCCAAAGAACCTTGGTACATTGTCACAAAGTTTGCAGATTGATATAAGCCAACCATTGAGCAAATCAGTGTTTGCTACTGCAAGTTATGCGCCGTATGTTGAGTTTGGAACGGGTGGACAGGTTTCTATTCCTCCAGGATGGGAAAGCGAAGCGGCGGCGGCACAAGGCAAAGGCGGTAAGTTCAAGGATATGCTATTGGCCATTCGTGATTGGTGTTTGAGAAAGGGCATTGACCCTAAAGCCGCTTATCCTATTGCGGTTTCGATACTTCGCAAAGGCATACGGCCCCAACCGTTCTTTGTGCCTGCTTATGAAGCTGAAAGGCCGAAATTGATTCAACGTATTAAAAACCTACTAAAATGACCAACCCAATACCAGCGATAAAAAAATATCTATACACTGCCATTGGTACGGCCACTAGCTTAACTGTTTATGATGGTATTGCGCCAGATGACGCGGGCAATGAATACATTGTACTAACAGGCCGCAGTGGTAACCAATTGCAAGGGAAAACAGGCTTTACTAGCAATGTGACTATGACAGTGGACATTGTTACGCGCGGGCAATTCACAGGATATAAACGTAGTGAAGACATTGCCCAATTGATACTTACCGCGCTGGATAGTAATACAAGCATAACACTTTCTACCGGTCAAGCTACTTCGCTTTATTTGGCTACTATAACCAATTTAGACGGCCTTAATCCGTTGGATAATGTATTCCGTACCATAATCACTTACAATGTCATTATTAGTGGGTAATTTGGAATTATAGAAACTGTTTTGTAGGTTTGAAGCCTAAACACAAACACTATGATACAAGCAAGCGAATTAAGGATAGGTAATTACCTAAGTGATTTTCAAGATAGGTTAGTTAAGGTAAATGCTATACGAGAACACGGAATAAGATGTAGATATAATAGGCGAGATACAGGCGAAGAACATTCAAGTCTTTATGATTGTTCTAACCTTTCCCCCATCCCCCTAACCCCCGAAATACTAGAGAAATGCGGATTTGAGAAGCGCGGTAAGAACGGTTATTATGGTAATGGTAAAGGGAATTTACTTTATATAGATATTTCAAATAACAGCTTATTACAAGCAGGTGCATATGATTCTTGGGCAATACTAACTACCAAATTGCAACACCTCCACCAACTTCAAAACCTATACTACGCACTTACAGGCGAAGAACTAATATACAATGCCGGATAAAGACCACCTAGAAGCCCTTATATTACAAGCCATGCCCATTGACTACAAATGTAGGTTCAATGAGATGAAGCTGAAAGTAAGGCGCGAAAAATTATTGGAAGATTTATTAAAATATTGTACATTGCTTGAAACAAAAACACAAACATTATGAAAAAGAGAAGATTAGGAATGGCCGCTTTAGCTTTATTGGCAGGCGGTTTAGGTCAAATGACCCCAACTGCTTTAAATGCAAAAACAGTTGAAGTAACCCAACAAGCAAAACAAGAATTGCCAAAGCAAACGCGAGAAACACGCAGGCAAATTTTACCTGATGGTTTTGGTGGGTTAGACTTTCCACTAATTGACCACGGGAGAAGCCCAAAAGAATACGGGCAATGGCTGCAAGCTAAGGGCAAGCAAAAATGGTCAAAATAAAAATAAATTATTAAGCGGGTATTTATCCCGCTTTTTTTGTAATTTAGCACAAAACCAAATACAATGGCAGAAACAAGAATTTCAGGACGTGACTATATCATGACCGCCGATATTGATGGCGATTCAACATTTAAGGTTATTGCTTGTTTAACTAGCAATACATTCACTTCAAAAGCGGGTACAATTGACGGTACAAGCAAATGCGGTAACCTTATGACACAAGGGCCAGACTTTGACCAGTCTTTTAAGGTTGAAGGCTTTGCCATTGATGAAACAGGCACACCGTCCAAAGACAGTTACAGGCAATTATACGCAGCACACGCGGCGGGTACTGCCTTTAATGTAAAGATGGGGCCAGCGGTACCAGCTACCGGCGATGTTGTTTATTCAGCTAGTATTTTCATCAGCGATTGGGATTTGAAAGCAGATGACAAAGATGATGTTAAATTCAGCGCAACCTTTACCGTGAGCGTACCTCCTGCAACCCAAACCGTAACAGTTTAGTATGTTTAAACTAAAGAACGGCAAGACCCTGAAATGGGGTACTTTTGCCATGATGCAATATTGTGAGAGACAGGCCGTTGATTTAAGCGGCCTGCTTGAACAACTAGCGTCTTTACAGTTGAATATCAAGACACTTGTAGCAATGGTTATTGCCGCGTCCGATGGTTCATGGGATGAAGCAGCTATCTGCGATTGGATAGACGAGAACGGCGGTATATTCGCTAAGGATGGCGAAGTTGTGGACTTTGTTAACTACGTGCTGAAAAATACCGTAGTCAATCAATCTGAGCCTATTGAGATGGCACCAAGCGAAGAAAAAAAAAGCGTAAGCCTTTAACGTGGGATGATGTGTTGATACGCGCCGTTGAAGCTGGTATGACTATTGAGCAGTTTTGGTGTTCCACGTGGAAAGAATTTCAAATATATGTGTTAGCATACGAGCGGCGCGAGATACAAGAACTAAAGCGCACAAGAGCCATAGCACACATGATGTACAGAACAGGCGGCGGGACGGAAGAAAAGATTGAAAGGTTTTGGCCGTTACCAGGCGACCCGAAAGCACCTGAAAGGGTTCCGGTTGATCCGAAAGATTATGCGAAGATATTCGCAATGTATAAATAGCCCCAACGTTGGGGCTTTTTTCGTAATTTAGCACAAACGCAAAAGAATGGCAGATGAAACTTTAAAGATAACCATAACGGCCGACAATAAATCGGCCATTGAAGGATTGAAGCAAGTATCAACTGCAACACAGTCGTTTGTTACTGCTCAAGGTAAATTGGTTACAGGTAGCAACCAAGCAGCCCAAGCGTTGACTAACGTAGGCCGAGTGGCGCAAGACTTACCGTTCGGCTTTATTGGCATCCAAAATAACCTTAACCCATTACTTGAATCGTTCCAGAGGTTGAAGGCTGAAACAGGCAGCACCAAAGGGGCTTTGACTGCATTGGGTAGTAGCTTGATTGGTGCGGGTGGTATTGGATTGGCTTTGAGTGTTGCGTCTAGTGCGTTTCTGCTATTCGGTGACCAACTATTTGCAACAGACAAGAAAGCACAAGCGGTAAAGAAGTCTATTGATGATGCAACCGCTTCTATTGCTAAAGACGCGGCACAAGTTGAGGTACTTGTACAACAGTATAAAAACAGTAACTTATCATTAGGGCAAAGAGAAAGTATTATCAAGCAATTGAATAATATTGCCCCAGAATACTTTGCAGGGCTGCAAGCTGAAACAACTAGCTTCGAGCAGCTAACAAAGGCATCCAACGAATATACCGCATCCCTTACTAATCAGATTAAAGCCAAAATATTAGGCATTCAGCTTGAACAGGTTTTGACTGATAAGATGAAAGCCCAAGCGGAGCAAGCCAAGGTATTAGCACTGCAACAGGACTACAATCTAAGGAACAAAACAGGACGGACGGACGCAACAGGTAGCGGCGAACTAGCTAACAAGCTAAAGGGTTACGAGAAAGAAGAAAACTTTTTAGTCAATCAAATTGCTTTGCTTACTAAGGTAAAGGATTTGACTAAACAGGATAAGTCAAGCGCGGACGGTTCTAGTTCAAATATTGCATTCAAGCAAGTAAAAGTTGACCCGCGCCCATTGCAAGATATGGTGGCCGTTAATGCTGAATTAAAAGAGCGGTTAACATTGCTTTCTGCTATTTCAGACCAAATGCAAAAGCAGGCGCAAAAAGAGAAAGAAAAAGCATTTTTCAATATCGGCGGCGTTGCACCACAAAAGACGCAAGCACTAGCAGCCTTTGACCAAAAAGAAGCAGAAAACAAGCAGCGTTTATTGGGTATTGAGCAGAGCCGATTGGATGTAATTGCCAATATTAACAACAAATTCAAGGAACAGAAAGCACTAGCAGAAACAATTGGCGGCGCGTTCCAAAACCTATTTCAGAACATTGCCAACGGTGCAAACCCATTTGAAACACTATCTAATGCGGTTAAGCAATTGGTAGTTGACCTAGCGGCGGCGGCGGCAAAAATGTTCTTGATTAAGGCTATCATGACCGCCATTAATCCGGCGGCGGGTGCAGCCAAAGGGGCGGGAGGTATATTGGGTAGCCTAATCGGTGGTATTACACCCTTTGCAACAGGAGGTATCGTAAGCCGTCCTACATTGGGCATGGTAGGCGAAGCGGGAACGGAAGCGATATTGCCATTGGATAGGTTCCAAGGTATGTTGGCGCAATCGTTCCAAATGGGCAGTGTTAGCGGCGGTGGCGGCGGCACTCAAACAGTGATACTAGATACTAGAATATCAGGCAATGACCTTTGGTTAACACAACGTAGGACAGACTTTAACAGGGGATTAAAAACAGGGGGATAATTTTATGGCATACGGCAAACGTTATCAATCGCAATCATTCGCGAAGTCTAACAAGATGTTCACGGCGGAAATTTACGAGAAGGACTATTCAGGCCCATTCGATAATATCCCCGCGGGGCTTATGCCTTTTGAGCAAAATGTGTTGGCTAGTAGTGACGATCCGTTTGAGCCGTTATTGGCTAGTGAATTGCGCACTAACCTTGACATTACAGACTTCACGGGAACAATACCAGACCTAACCACAAGGGATGATAAGAAATACCATGTGAAGTTAAAGGCGGGCGCGGCACCAGATGCCAATGAATCCATAATCATGTGGAAAAACTACGAAAGTACAAGCCCTGAAAACCTAGACTGTAATTTCCAGATATACGTTAACGGTCAATCTGTATTGTTTGAGTTTTTCAATAATACAGGCGAACTGCAAGTTAATGCAACCGATACTGTGCGGCTTGAATGCGCGGTGTTTTCTACGCCGTCTGGATTGCCCATTGTTGGTGCGGGATGGCGTTTGATTGTCAAAGAGGATGGCGTTACAGTGTTCGACACAACAGACCAAGACCCGGCGGCAATTAGTGCAATTAACTACACATTTGTAGCGGGGTATCAGAAAGTGTACACCGTACTTTGTTACTCTTACCAGATAGGGGATGACAGTACCACCATACCAGTCAATACTATTTACGATATATTCCAAGGGTACTTACTAACAGACGATACAAGCCTATCGTTTAGCAGTGGTCGTAAGTTCCTAGACTTGTCATTTGTGGACGGGTTGGGTATGCTTCGTTCAATCCCATACGAGCAGAACTACGCCGTAGATAGTGTTACACCGCAAAATGGTGCGGTTATGGTGGATATTAACACTACTCAAACACTGTTAGAGGTTATTTTGCAGTGTTTGAACAAGCTAGACTTACCAGATGGCTTTGGCTTAAATATAGCCTGTAATATCTACGCATCTGGGATGGATGAGGATATAGACGTATTTAGTCAAATAGACTACTACCGCCGCAATTGGCAAAATAGCGACCTTACTTGGATGGATTGCCATACGGTGTTAACAACTATTTGCAAGTCATTCGGGTGCCAGATATTCCAAGCTAACGGCGAATATTGGATAGTGAACATTGAAGAAAGGGCGGCGGGAACGTTGCGCTATTTTAAGTATTTGCAAGATGGCAGTTTTGTTAGCCTAAACACTAACGACCCTAGCAGGACAATTGTTCCTTATGTTCCCGGTGTTGACCATTATTTTATTAACGGCGACCAAGCTAAGATAATCCGCAAGGGGTTTCCGGTTATCGAGATAAACAACCAATACACCTACGCGCCTAATTTGATTGATAATGGGAACCTACGTAGGCCAAACGTTGCTACTGATGAGATAGCCTATAATTGGCGCAAATCAGTTCCCACCTTGGGAAGTATGAGCCTTGCAGAGATTGACGGTGTTTATTACATTGAAATGTCAACGGGTGCAAGTGCTGCAACTACAAGCATTCAGCCATTGAGTGTGG